TGATTTAACAAATTTTGAAATTTCACTGTCTACTCCATCTATAATATATGAGCAAGAAAAAGTAGCTTTAATGACTGAAAAAATGACATTAGCACAATCTATGTTAGATAGTAAATTAATACCAACTGATTGGATTTACGAAAATATATTCCATTTTAGTCAAGATCAATATGAAGAATATAGAGATTTAGTTAATCAAGATACTAAACGTGGGTTTAGATTATCTCAAATTGAAGCAGAAGGAAATGATCCTTTATCATCAGGAAAATCGTATGGTACACCTCATGATTTAGCTGCATTATATGGTAAAGGAAGAATGTATTCTGATCCTTCTAATTTACCTGATGGATATGATGAAGAAACTACTGATAAAGAACCATTAGGAAGACCAACTGAACAACCCACTAATAGAGATAAACAAGAAGGTAATTTTGGTAAAGATAGATTAGGTAGAAAAGGAATGAAAAATGATTATAATGATACTTCATCTCCCTTATCAGAATTAGAATCTAATAAAATATTGTCTAAATATGAGGATATGTTAAAAGATATACCAATTAATAAAAATGTATTATTATCTGAAGATAAAGTTAATAAAAAGATTAAAGGAAACATAATTAATGGTAATAATAACAAATCTTAACGTATTTATAATAAAATAAGTATTGATGTATATAAAACATTCAAAATTTAAAAATACTGGTATCCTATTTGAATTACTAGTAAGAAAGATAACTGCTGATACATTAGCAGGTAATGATTCACCATCTGTAAATATATTAAAAAAATATTTTGTAAATACAGAATTAGGAAAAGAATATAAATTATATGAAACTCTTTCTAAATCAACAAACCTTTCAGAAGGAAAAGCTAATGCTATTTTAGCTACAATTTTAGAATCATCTAAAAAGCTAAATAGAAAATCTCTTAAAAGAGAAAAATATAATCTTGTAAAAGAATTAAGAGAACATTATAATGTTGAAGATTTGTTTAAAACTAATATTTCTAATTATAAATCTTTAGCTGCTTTGTATACATTATTTGAAGTATATAATACAACGGATATTACTAATCCTAATCAAATTGTAGATAATAAGTTAGTTTTATTAGAACAAATGTCTTTAAATAAGATAGATAAAAATAATATCAAAGATACTTTATTAGAAGAATTTAAATCTGAAAATAAAGATGTAAGACTTCTTACATATAGAATAATATTAGAAAACTTTAATGATAAATATTCTCATTTATCCGATACCCAAAAATTAATATTAAGAGAATTTATTGAACATATTGATAGTACTAGTAAATTAAAAGAATTTTATAATCTAAAAATCCAGGAAATTAAAAAAAGTTTATCTTCTGAAATAAAATCTGTAAAAGATGATGCTACTAAAATTAAATTAATAGAGATAAATAAGTTTATTGTTGAAATAGGTAAAAATAAAAAAATTAATAATGATAATTTAGTTGATTTATTACAATATTGTAATCTTTTAGAAGAATTAAAAACATCACATGGGCCAGTACAAGTATAAATTAAAAGAAGCACCAGAAGATAATTTACCTAAAGTTGATAAAAAGGGTAAATTTAAGGTAGGAGATTCTAAATCTGAAGATGGTGTTAAATCTACAATTACTGATATAGATAGTCAAACTGGAAGAATTAGTTGGGATATAGATTATTTACCTAATTTTGATGAATTATTTGATGGTGCAACAGACTTAGTTAATATAGCTAAAGGTGTTTATACTAAAGCAAAATCAGATAATAAACTAAGATTAATATATGATGAAGCTCGTGTGTTAAGAAATAAAATTCGTACACACATTAGAAATGAATATCCTGAAGAATATAGAAGGATAACAATGAAAATGAATGAGGGTGACTTAGATGAAATGTCTACAACAGGAGGAGGAGCAGGTGCTGCCTCATTTTCATCAGGAACAGGAGGTCAATATGCTACACCATTTGCATTTAGGAAAAAAGGACAAAAAGCAAATGATAAAGCTTATAAAGAATTAGGATATAAAGAAGTTAATGAAATTAAAGTTGATCATGACTTTTCTGAAAAAGAATTAGTAAGAGTTCTTAAACAGCTTAAACGAGGTGCTTCTACCGAAATAGATATGATTAAAGCGTTTGAAAAAGCATTAGGTAGAAAAATTACTGATAAAGAATTATTTGGGGAATCAATAGAAGAAGGAGTAGGTGCAGATTTAGGACCAGGTCCTAAAGCTGGTTCTGATGGGGTTAAAGATAATACTTATGTAAAACAATTTGCGTATAAATTAGTACCTAAAAAGATAAAAGGATCAGGTATGATAGTAAAGCAATTATTTGAAGAAGATAAAGAAGAAAAAAAAAACTTCCAAGCAAAAAGAATAGAAGCATTTGATAGTGTTGAAGAAAAATTAAATAATATTTATACCATGATATCCAATGCTAAAAACGAAACAATAAAATATTATAAAAATAATCCAGATTCATTTAAAGTAGTTAAACCTACAGATTTAATTGGGGATTATTTAGAAGATATAAAAAAATTATTAAAAAAAGAATAATGAAAACATTACAAGAACAATATAACCTAATTAAAGAAGGTAAAGGACATAAAGATGTATTTCTTAAAGAAGCTAAATCACGTTATCCTAATATGATTAGCAATGTTCTAACTTATGAACAAACAACTACAATTTTAAAACAACGTTCTATTATTAACGAACATATATTAGGTGGTGTAGCTAGTAATTTAGGTAAAAAACCAGATTGGTTTAGCATATTTGATGAAAATATGAATGAAGCTAAAAAAGATGATTTAAATAAAAATAGCTATAATTATGAAGATACTAAAAATGTAAATAATCTTAATGGTGAAGAATTTAGATTAGGTGTTAATTTTGAAATGTCTAAAGTAGCAGAATTACTTACTAGCGCAAATATGGGAGAATATTTAGATAAAGCTAGAAAAACAGTTGCCAAAAATTTATCATCAAATCCTTTATATTATGTTGAAAATGCTCAATTTGGCCAAGAAGGAATAGGTTACACAGAAGATACACCAGGTTTAAAACCAACAGAAATAAAAGGAAAAGAAAAATCTAGTGGTTATGGTGATGCTACTAAAAAGGAAGCAAATGATGAATATATAGAGGTTAAAGAATCAAAATTGTCATTTAATGATTTATTAAAGGACTAAATTATGAAACAAGTACTAATTGAAACTTCTCTATTTAAACCACAATCCTTTACAGAAGGTTTAAAATCAAAAAGAGGACTTCCTATAGTTGAAGGTATATTAGCAACTTGTGAAGTCAAAAATGGTAATGGTCGTTATTATTCTAGAGAGTTATGGGAAAGAGAAATGGAAGCCTATAAAAATTTAATTGATGAAAATAGAGCAATGGGAGAATTAGACCATCCTGAAGATTCAGTAGTAAATTTAAAAAATGTATCTCATAATATTACAGATTATTGGTGGGATGGAGATAATGTAATGGGAAAAATAGAAATATTACCTACACCCTCTGGAAATATATTAAAAGCATTAATTGAAAATGGAATTACAGTTGGTGTATCTTCTCGTGGAATGGGTTCACTTAAACCAATGGGTGAAGTACAAGAAGTACAAGATGATTTTCAATTATTATGTTGGGATTTCGTTTCTACTCCCTCTAATCCTGGATCATTTATGCATTTAGTTAAAGAAGGACTTAATGTAGATTTAACAAACACATATAAAAAGGTAAATTCTATAATAACAGAAATACTTTGCTCTAAAGGAAACTGTCCTATTTGGTAATTTTACCTAATCCCAATATACGTATAATCGTAAATATGCTATCTCAACAATCTATATAGCATTAAAACTCGTATTAATTACTATTACGTTTCTTAATAAACGTACTTCCCAAACAAAATTTTAGGAAAAATGAACAGAGAATTTTTAAAAGAGGCTATCGCCGATGCAAAAGCTGTTAAAGAAACTGCAATTGCAAATGCTAAAGCTGCTTTAGAAGAATCTTTCACACCTCACCTTAAAACTATGCTATCAGCTAAACTTGAAGAAATGGAAAAAGATTCCATGAGAGAAGAAGATGATACCATGAGAGAAGAGGATGATACTATGAGAGAAGAAGATAAAGTAGAAGAAGCAAAAGATTCTGATAAAATGAAAGAAGAGAAAGAATACATGACCAAAAAGGAAAAACGCGAAGGTGATGACCGTGATGAAGATAATAAAGCGGAAACAAAAACCGAAAAAATGCGTAAAATCGATGAGGAAGATGATTCAGACTTGGATGAAGTTTTAGCAGAATTAAAAAACGAATTAGATGAAGATAAAAGAACAAAAACCGAAGAAGAAGGATACGAAGATGGTATCGAAGACGCTAAGGATGACATGGAAAAAAAGATTAAAAAAATCGATTTAGAAGAAGATGAACGTACTGATGCCGAAGAAGAAGGATATCTTGATGGTATGGAGGACGAGAAAGATGATAAAGACGATGAAGAAATTGATCTTGAAGACATGACAGATGATGATCTAAAATCTTTTATCGAAGACGTAATCTCAGATATGGTCGCTGCTGGAGAATTAGAAGCAGGCGAAGAATTTGAGGAAGAAGATGACGTTGAAATGGATGATGAAGTTGAAGTTGAAATAGACGAAGACATAACCATTGATGAAGACGCAAGAACTGACGCTGAAGAAAAAGGATACAAAGATGGTATCAAAGACGCTAAAGCGGATGCTAAAAAGGAAATTGATGATATTAAACTTGAAGAAAAAGATGAGGAATTAAAAGAAGCTTATGCTGCTGTTAATACTCTTAAAAATGAGTTAAATGAAATTAATTTACTTAATGCAAAATTATTGTATACTAATAAAATTTTCAAATCTAAAAACTTAAGTGAGAACAACAAAGTTAAAGTTTTAACTTCTTTTGACAAAGCTGACACGGTTAAAGAAGCAAAATTAATATACGAAACATTAAAAGATGGATTAGCTGAGAAAAAAGCTAAAAGATCAGTTAATGAAAGTATAGGAATGGCTTCTAAATCTGTAGGTATGGGTCCAAAGAAAGTTGATTCTAAACCAATTGTTGAATCTAACCTTATGGTAGATAGATTTAAAAAACTTGCTGGTATAATTTAAAAACAAAATTAATTAATAACGACTAAAAAAATTAAAATGTCACAATTAAACAACTTATTAGAAAGCGCTAATCCTTACAAATCACTACAAAGTGATGCTGCAAGATTATCGTCCAAGTGGGCTAAAACAGGCTTACTTGAAGGTTTATCTGATAATGATAGTAACAATATGTCAATGTTACTTGAAAATCAGGCTAAACAATTAGTAACTGAAACTTCCAATACAGGTGGAGGTTCAGCTGCTGGTAATTTTACTCCTGGAACAGGAGCACAGTGGGCGGGCGTTGCTCTTCCATTAGTTAGAAAGGTATTTGGTCAAATCGCAGCAAAAGAATTTGTTTCGGTTCAACCAATGAACCTTCCTTCAGGTCTAGTATTTTACTTAGACTTCCAATATGGAACTACAAAAGGTGCCTTTACTGCTGGAAATTCTATGTATGGTACTACAGACCCAGCTGGTACGTTTGGTAATACAAACACAGGTGGTCTTTATGGTGCTGGTAGATTTGCATACTCTACTAATTTAACTGCTTCAGTTGCAGCAGCTAATGCAGCAAATGTAATAACTGCATCTTGGAGTTCATCTAATTATGATGGAGCATTATCTTCTTCATTATCAGCTGCTAGTGCTACTAATGCTTATAGAGTAGTTTCAATTGCTTTAAATACACTAGATCCTAATTATGATACAGAAGCTGTTAGATCATTTAGATTAACTACAGCTGCTGGTGTTGATATTACTTTACCAGCTTATACTAAAGTTAGAGGTACTGATTTAGACTTCTTAGTTACAGCTGCAAGTATTGGAGCAGCAGGAGCTGGACAAACAACATTTGCAGGTTCTGTTACTCAATCTTTACAAACAACTGATTCTGATAGAGGTGATTTTGAAGATGGTAACAATGCATTGAATAATGAGAATACGCCAATTACTATTCCTCAAGTTAATGTTCAAATGTCAAGTGAAGCTATTGTTGCTAAAACTAAAAAATTAAAAGCTGTTTGGACTCCTGAGTTTGCTCAAGATTTAAATGCTTATCATTCTTTAGATGCAGAAGCTGAATTAACTTCAATTATGAGTGAGTACATTTCATTAGAAATTGACTTAGAAATTCTTGATATGTTAATTGAGTCTGCTAATGCAGCAACAGAAACTTGGTCAGCTAAGAACAATCAAGCAATTGCTCAAGATGCTGCAGGTACTGCAAGTGATTTAGGTTTCTATAATTCTCAAGGACAGTGGTTCCAAACTTTAGGAACTAAAATCCAAAAGATATCTAACATTATTCACCAGAAAACTCTTAGAGGAGGTGCTAGTTTCCTAGTTTGTTCTCCAACAATTGGAACTGTATTAGAATCAATCCCAGGATTTGCTTCTACTTCTGATGGTGATGCTGCTAAAGGTTCTTACGCATTTGGTGTACAGAAAGTTGGTCAGTTAAATGGTAGATATCAAGTATATAAGAATCCTTATATGACTGAAAATCAAATCTTACTTGGATACAGAGGAACACAATTTTTAGAAGCTGGTGCAGTATTTGCTCCATACATTCCATTAATTATGACTCCAATGGTATATGATCCAGAAACATTTACTCCACGTAAAGGTCTATTGACTAGATACGCTAAGAAAATGTTAAGACCAGAATACTATGGTTTAATCAAAGTATCTGGATTAGAAACTATTTAATAGTAGTCTAATATATATTTAAAGAAGCCCCGCATTAGCGGGGCTTTTTTTATTATTATTTGTTTATTAAATAAATTAATTGTATATTTATACCACGAATAATAATAAAGTTTTAATATGAAAGAAACACCATCACAGTTACCTATTCAAAGTTATTTAATGAATTTCCCTTTTACATTTTCAACAAATGATCCTAATAATGTTTGGATGAAAGAAATGTCAAAAGAAGAATTATCTATAAATCGTCCGAAAGCTTACAAACAATTTATGGATCTTTATAACTTTATGGCAGGCCAATCGTTAGTACATCTTCTCCCAGCTGAAGGAAATTTTCAAGATTTAGTATATGTTGCTAATTTAGGATTACATTTACCCCACATTTGTGAAGAAAATCATATATTATTATCTAATTATACATCCCTTCCAAGACAAGGTGAAGAATATGTTGGTGAAAAATTTTTCAACCAAATGGGTTATAAAACTCATATATCACCCCATAAATGGGAGGGTGAAGCTGATATAAAATATTTAAAAGATAATGTTTATATTGGGGGGTATGGTATAAGATCTGACATTAAAACTTATGAATGGATGGAAGAAAATTTTAATATGGAAATTATTAAAGTTCGTATGACCGACGAATATATGTATCACCTAGACTGCAGTATATTCCCGTTAAATAATAATAACTCAATAGTTTGTACTGAGTTATATGACCAAAAAGAATTATCACATATATCACGCTATACAAATATAATTGATGTAAATGCAGATGATTCAACTTATGGGATAGCAAATTCAGTTAGATTAGGAAATATGGTTTTATGTGCCTCTAACATATCAGAAATGAAAAGAGGAGATGAATTTTATGAAGGTGAAAAACATAAAATTGAATCATTAGAAAAAATATGTTCTAATGAAGGTATGGAACCTATAATTTTTAACCTATCAGAATATATGAAATCTGGAGCCATGTTAAGTTGTATGGTAATGCACTTAAATAGAGTAGATCATTTTAAAACACTTCTTTAATGGCTGAAGAGTTAGAAGATTGGTTAAATGGAGAAGTTGCTGAATTACAAAAATTTTCTATTGGTGAACTTAGTAATACATTTTTCTTTAGAGATCCATTAAGACCTACTTATATAGATAATAATTATTTTTATAGTCCTGCTGATGGAACTATACTATACCAAAAAGTAGTACTACCCGGAACACCATGTTGTGAACAAGTTATTGAAATAAAAGGTAAAAATTATACATTACAAGATGTAATGGGTGATAAAGATTATAATAAACCTTCATTAGTTATAGGAATTTTTATGTCGTTTTATGATGTACATATAAATAGAATTCCATATAGTGGTACCATTAAATATAATCGTTTAGAACCTATTGAATCTACTAATAAACCTATGTTAGCTGTAGAAAAAGATATTCTAAATAATGTAATTAATCCTAATAATATGGATTATTTAAAATATAATGAAAGAGTACTTAATACCATTTATAATTCATCTTTAGATTATACTTATTATATAGTACAAATTGCAGATGAAGATGTAAATGTTATAGCACCTTTTAAACAACAAGGAGATTTATGTACTCAAAATGAAAGATTTAGTTTAATAAGATGGGGATCTCAAGTAGATTTAGTTTTACCTATAGATAATAGATACCAATTTGAGTTATTATTAAAAGAAACAATGCATATAAATGCGGGATTAGACAAATTAATTAAAATAAATTATGCCAAAAACTAATATATCAAAAACACCACCTAAAGGATCTGTAAGATTTTCTTTAAGTTTATCTGAAGAACAAAAAAATGCAAAAACAGAAATATTAAATCATCCCTTTAATTTTATAGTTGGGAAAGCAGGCTCAGGTAAAACCCTATTAGCTGTACAAATTGCATTAGATCAATTTTTTAAAAGACAATGTAATAAAATAATAATTACAAGACCTACTATATCTACAGAAGATAATGGTTTTCTTCCGGGGTCAGAAAGAGAAAAAATGGAGCCCTGGTTAGTACCTATTCGTTCTAATATGAGAAAAATTTACAATAAACCTACGATATTAGAAAAAATGGAAAAAGATGAAACAATTGAATTAGTTTCTTTAGCTCATTTTAGGGGAAGAACATTTGATAATGCAATTGTTATTGTAGATGAATTCCAGAATTTAACACGTTCACAACTAGCAATGGCTATAGGTAGATTAGGTAAAGATTCTAAAATGTTATTTTGTGGAGATTCATATCAAATGGACTTAAAAGATAAAAACTATTCAGCATATCATGACATGGCTAAGTTAATAAATTCTAAATATGTTCACAAATGTGTTTTACAAGATAATCACAGACATGACGCTATTGATGATTTATTAGAATTATTGAATGGATATCATTAATTTGGTTTCTTTTTATAATATTTATAACAAAAATTATGGCAGCAGGTCGATATTCTTTTGTTATAGAGCAAGGTGCAACTACTGATTTTGAAGTACTTTATAAAGGTGATGATGGTATTCCTATAGATTTAGATGGATATACTGCAAGAATGTCTATTAGACAATCTCAACTCTCATCAAGTCAATTATATATTACTTTAAGTAGTAGTTTAGGCCCATGTGGTACAGGTATAAATTTAAGTGGTTCTCAAGCAGCAGCTGGTTATCCAAAACCTCTAACTTCAGGTTCTATAGGAATTTATATATCAGCAGCTTCATCATCACTATTAACATTTAATGAAGGATTTTATGATTTAGAATTAATGTCTTCTAGTCTAGATAATGGAGTTAATTGTACTACTGTAACAAGATTGCTTATGGGAGCTATAAAGCTATCAAATGAAGTAACAATTGGTTCATTTTAAAATAAAATAATAATAATGGCTTGTAATAATTGTGGTAAGAAAAATTGTAAATCTCTACAAATCAATACTAATTGTACTGAAGTAAATATAGAAGTATGTAATACTAAAGTAGTTGAAGTAAACCATCCTGGTCCTAGAGGTACACAAGGTACTCAAGGTACTCAAGGTATACAAGGAATAATAGGTACACAAGGTATTCAAGGTATACAAGGAATAACAGGTATACAGGGTACACAAGGTATACAAGGTATACAAGGTATACAGGGCATTCAAGGTACTCAAGGTACTCAAGGAATTCAAGGAATTACAGGTGCAGGTACTCAAGGTGCTCAAGGAATACAAGGTATTCAAGGTATTCAAGGAATTCAAGGAATTACAGGTGCAGGTACTCAAGGTACTCAAGGTATAACAGGTATACAAGGTATTCAAGGAATACAAGGAATACAAGGTACACAAGGTATTCAAGGTACTCAAGGAATTCAAGGAATTCAAGGAATTCAAGGTACTCAAGGAATACAAGGTATTCAAGGTATTCAAGGTATTCAGGGTACTCAAGGTATTCAAGGTACTCAAGGTATAACAGGTATACAGGGTATTCAAGGTACACAAGGAATTCAAGGTACTCAAGGTATTCAGGGTACTCAAGGTATAACAGGTATACAGGGTATTCAAGGTACACAAGGAATTCAAGGTACTCAAGGTATTCAGGGTATTCAAGGTATAACAGGTATACAAGGAATTCAAGGTACACAAGGAATTCAAGGTACTCAAGGTATTCAGGGTATTCAAGGTATAACAGGTATACAAGGAATTCAAGGCACACAAGGAATTCAAGGTACTCAAGGTATTCAGGGTATTCAAGGTATAACAGGTATTCAAGGAATTCAAGGTATTCAAGGAATACAAGGTACTCAAGGAATACAGGGAATTCAAGGTATAACAGGTATTCAAGGAATTCAAGGTATTCAAGGAATACAGGGAATTCAAGGTACTCAAGGAATAACAGGTATTCAAGGTATAACAGGTATTCAAGGAATTCAAGGAATACAAGGTATTCAAGGTATTCAAGGTACTCAAGGTACTCAAGGAATACAAGGTATTCAAGGTACTCAAGGTATAGAAGGTAATTTTGGTGGAGCTTGTTTTGATTATACATTTGATTCTTCAACAATATCAGCAGACCCAGGAACTGGAAAAGTAAGATTAAATAATATTGGTGGAACCCAATCTACTTCTGATAAAATTTATATTGATATTACTGATGATGATGGTACTTCTATTCAAAATTTCTTATCAGCAATTGATGCAAATACATCTGCAGTTAAGGGTCATGTTAAAATTTCTAATAAACAAGATGCAACCCAATTTTTATTATTTTCAATTTCAGATTTAACTGACAATACAGGGTGGTGGACAATAGATATAGGAGCTCAAGCATCATCAGCAACAGATCCTTTTATAAATTTAGAAGATGTACTTGTTTGTTTTGTAACAACAGGTGAAAAAGGAGATCAAGGTGTTCAAGGTACACAAGGTATACAAGGTATAACAGGTATACAAGGTATAACAGGTATACAAGGTATTCAAGGTACTCAAGGTATTCAAGGTACTCAAGGTATAACAGGTATACAAGGTATAACAGGTATACAGGGTATTCAGGGTACACAAGGTATTCAAGGTACTCAAGGAATTCAAGGAATTCAAGGTATAACAGGTATTCAAGGAATACAAGGTATTCAAGGTATTCAAGGTACACAAGGTATTCAAGGTACTCAAGGAATTCAAGGTATAACAGGTATTCAAGGAATACAAGGAATACAAGGTACACAAGGTATTCAAGGTACTCAAGGAATTCAAGGTATAACAGGTATTCAAGGAATACAAGGAATACAAGGTACACAAGGTATTCAAGGTACTCAAGGAATTCAAGGAATTCAAGGTATAACAGGTATTCAAGGAATACAAGGTATTCAAGGTATTCAAGGTACACAAGGAATTCAAGGTACTCAAGGAATTCAAGGTATAACAGGTATACAAGGAATTCAAGGTACACAAGGTATTCAAGGTACTCAAGGTATTCAAGGAATTCAAGGTATAACAGGTATACAGGGTATTCAAGGTACACAAGGTATTCAAGGTACTCAAGGAATTCAAGGAATTCAAGGTATAACAGGTATACAAGGAATTCAAGGTATAACAGGTATACAAGGAATACAAGGCACACAAGGTATACAAGGAATTCAAGGCATAACAGGTATTCAAGGAATACAAGGTATAATAGGTATACAAGGTACTCAAGGAATTCAAGGTATAACAGGTATACAAGGAATTCAAGGTACACAAGGTATACAAGGAATAACAGGTATACAAGGAATTCAAGGTATTCAAGGTACTCAAGGTATTCAAGGTACTCAAGGAATACAAGGAATAACAGGTATACAAGGTATACAAGGAATAACAGGTACTCAAGGTATTCAAGGTACTCAAGGAATACAAGGAATAACAGGTATTCAAGGTATTCAAGGTACTCAAGGTATTCAAGGAATTCAAGGTACTCAAGGTATTCAAGGTACTCAAGGAATACAAGGAATAACAGGTATTCAAGGAATTCAAGGTATTCAAGGAACACAGGGAATTCAAGGTACTCAAGGAATAACAGGTATTCAAGGTATAACAGGTATACAAGGAATTCAAGGCGTACAAGGTATAAGAGGTATACAAGGTACAACAGGTACACAAGGTACTAATACAAATATTATAATAGAAACCAATGATGCTAATACTGAATATGCCTTAAATTTTATTACTGATGTAGATCCAACAACTCAAGCAGCAATTTTAGGAAGAGATTCTACATTAAGTGATCTTCAATACAATCCAGCAAAAGCAAGTTTGGCTGCTAGAAATATTAGAACTGAAAACATTTATATGGGTCCTTACTCTATTATAATGTCAGGTTCATCAGGTAATATTACATCATCAGGTAATTTTAGTGCTAGTGGAGATATTTTTGCACAAAATGCAACTTTTACACACATAACTGCATCTAATTTTAGTTCAAGTGGTGATTTAATATTGAGTCAAAGTTTAACATTTAATGCTTCTGCTTCTGAAATAATAGCTCCGGACACATTAGAAATTAAAAGTGGAACAACTGGTAATGACTTTTTAAAACTTAGAGAAGATAATATTGATATTTTTATCAATGGTTTAGAAACGATATCTATAGAAGATGACCAAATAATATTAAATGCAGCTGCAACTAATATTAGTACTAAAATTTTCTATGAGGATAATACTATGGCATTATTTGCTCAAGCTGATACCAATAGATTAAAATTAAGAGATTTTGTTGTAATAGGTAGTGGATCTGCTAATATTAATACTTCAGATGCCTTAGTTGTTTCGGGTAGTCAACAAATCTTTGGTAATTTTACTAGTTCTGGAAATATAAGTTCAAGTAATACAATAATAGGAGCCCAATTTACAGCTTCTACAGGTATATTAATTGATACTTTTGAAACAACATCACTTTATCCTTTTATTATTAAAATTAAAGATGGTAATGGTCAAGATGAAAAATTTAGCGTAAGTAGTAGTGGAGTAGTACAATTTGGAGCATTAAATACTTTACCAACACCTATAACAGGTGGGTTAGTATATTCTGCAAGTAATTTTTACATGGGATTAGATTAAAATAAATAAATTAAAACATAAATCTTTATAAATAATTATATATTTATAACAAAATAAAATAAAACAAAAAAAACATGGCAACTTGGAAAAAAGTAATTGTATCGGGATCAGCAGCTGACTTAGCTTCTCTTACTCTAGATACACAATTAGCAGTAGCAGAAGGGGGAACAGGAAGAACAACATTACCTGAAAATCAAGTAATATTAGGTAATGCAACAGCTGGTGTTAATGCTGTTGGTGCTTTAACTAATGGTCAATTAATAGTAGGTTCAACAGGAGCAGCTCCAGTAGCAGCAACTCTTGGTACTACTTTAGGTTTACAAATTGATGTAGGTGCTGGATCATTATCACTTTCACCAGTTACAGTTGGTACTGGTAACTTTATTAATGCCCAAACTAATGGTACAGGTTTAACAGTTGCAAGTACTGATAGAGTTTTACTTTCAGATCAATCAGATGCTTCAGGTACTTTAAATTACGTAACAATTTCCCAATTAACTTCTGCCGTTGGTGGTGGTACAGTAACATCAGTATCAGCAACAGGTACTGAAAATGGTTTAACATTAACTGCGGATAATTCATCAGCAACAGTACCTGTTATTACATTAGGTGGTGCTTTAGCAGACGTTACAAATGCTCAATTATCAAATTCTACAGTTTCTTATGGTGGTGTTTCTTTATCATTAGGTGGAACAGATGCTACTCCTGCTTTTAATTTACAAGATGCAACAAGTTTACCACTAACAACAGGTGTATCTGGTATATTACCAATTGCCAATGGTGGTACAAATATTTCATCTTATACTACTGGAGATATTTTATATGCTTCAAGTGGTACAGCATTAGCTAAATTAGGAATAGGTACATCAGGACAAATATTAGCAGTTTCATCTGGTGGTATTGTAGAATGGATCAATAATGATGAAGGTGATATCACTTCAGTTTCTAATACTACAAATGGTGGTTTAACTGTTGGAAGTGGTACAGGCCCAGATGTTACATTAAAATTAAATTTTAATAATTTATCAGCAGCAGCAGTTGATGTAGCAGCAGATTCAATTGCAATTATTGATGCTAATGATTCTAATGCAACTAAAAAAGAATCAATTGCTGACTTAGCTACAGCAATGGCAGGAACTGGTATAACAGCTACTAATGGTGTTTTAAGTGCAACAACAGGAGATGTTGAATCAGTTGCTAATGCTACTAATGGTGGTATGGAAGTAACAAATGGATCAGGTCCAGATGTTACAATAGCAATGGATATTAATAATTTATCTGCAGCATCTATAACTACAGGAGATTTTATTGCATTTTCAGATGAATCAGCAGCAAGTGATCCAACGAAAAAAGAATCAATTGATGACGTAGCAACTTTATTTGCAGGTACTGGTTTAACAGCAACTAATGCTGTAATTGCAGTAGATTATGGTAACTCAGCTAATACAGCTGCTGAAGGTGATACAGTAGTTTCATTTTTAGGAACTACAAATGAAATTGAATTATCAACAAACACATTTACTACAGTTGGTGGTGGTGGATCAGTTACAGTTGGTTTACCAGATAATGTAACGATTACAAACAATTTAACAGTTGCTAATAACGCAATAATTTCAGGTGATTTAACAGTTTCAGGAACTGCTTCATTTACTCACTCAGATAATTTGGATATTGCTGATAAATTCATTACATTAGCATCAGGTTCAACAACAAGATTAGATGGTGGTATTATTATTGCAACAGGTCCAGCAGCAGGTGGTACTCAAATAGGTGAAGCTTTTGGGTTTAATGCTCAAGCAGGTGGTAGAGGTAGATGGGGTATAACTGGAAGTCAAAATAATAGTGCAGGTGCAATTGTTAGTGTAGATCAAATGGTAACAGCAGGGTCTTCAACTGCAGCACCAACAGCAGCTCCAACTTATGGTGGAACTAGTGGATTTGGAAATATACATATAGATACAAATCTTGAAGATATTTATATTTATGTTTAATGAATAAAAATAAAAAAGTTGTTAAAATTAATAAAAAAAGTTATGGCATTTAGAGGAAATATAAAAAAAGAAGAAAATACTCCTAAAAGAATTGATAATACTTTAGAATTAAATCAAGGAGAAATTGAAATGATTTTACAATTAATAAAAGCTTCTAATTTTAGTGGGGATATGATTGAAAAGGTTTATAACGTAACATATAAATTACAAGTGTTACATAATAAACTAAATAAATAATTATGACTTTTATACCCGAAGAATGGACGTTTATACGTCAATCACTAGATGAAATTAATATTAAAGGTAAGGATGCTAAAGGATTAGCTTCTTTACAAATTAAGGTAGAACAAGAACTTCAAAAAGCAATTACTAAAAGTGAAAAAGACTTAGAAAAAGCTATGAAGTCTAGTAAATAATAATTTTCTTTACCATATTTATAATAAGATTATTGGCCCGAAAGGGAAGTGGACTTATAATAGTAGCCAACCATAATAAAGAAAAAAGATGCCAAATTGGAAAAAAGTAATAATTAGCGGATCAGACGCTAGTTTACCCAACATATACCTAGACGATTACATCATTCATAATGGTGATTCAAATACCTACTTTGGGTTTGAAGCTGGTGACCTAATAAAAATAAATATAGGAGATACTAATGTAATACGATATGCTCCCACACAAACAGTATTTAATGAGGATGGTGAAAATGTTAATTTTAGAGTAGAAGGTGAAGGAGATGCAAATACATTATTTGTAAAAGCAGAGGATGCATATGTCGGCATAGGAACGTCAACACCCGGAGAAAAACTAGATGTAATAGGTAACGTACAAGCTACAGGGAATTTATTTATAAACGCAATTACAGCAAGTAATACTCCTATAGGAACTTCAGAAACACGAGTACTAGTTACAGATGCAGTTGGACGTATAAAATATAGAAGTAATTTATCCTTACAAGGTACTACAGGAGCCCAAGGCGCTACAGGTGCTCAAGGGAATACAGGTGCTCAAGGTAATCAAGGTACAACAGGTGCACAAGGTGCTACAGGTACTACAGGTGCTCAAGGAAATACAGGTGCTCAAGGTAATCAAGGTACAACAGGTGCACAAGGTGCTACTGGTGCCCAAGGAAATCAAGGTAATACCGGTGCACAAGGAAATCAAGGTACAGTTGGTGTAAATCCTACAGTAGCAGTTGGAACTACTACAACAGGTCTACCAAACACAGCAGCAGCAGTAGATAATTCTGGAACAGCTACAGCAGCAGAATTTAATTTTACAATTCCTAAAGGTGCTACAGGTGCTCAAGGAAATACAGGTGCTCAGGGTAATCAAGGTAACCAAGGTACCACAGGAGCACAAGGTGCTACTGGTGCTCAAGGAAATATAGGTGCACAAGGTGCTACTGGTGCACAAGGAAATCAAGGTAATACAGGTGCACAAGGTAATCAAGGTACAACAGGTGCACAAGGTGCTACAGGTACTACAGGTGCTCAAGGGAATGTAGGTGCTCAAGGTGCTACAGGAGCACAAGGTAATCAAGGAAATACAGGGGCACAAGGTAATCAAGGTACAACAGGTGCACAAGGTGCAACAGGTACTACAGGTGCTCAAGGAAATACAGGTGCTCAAGGAAATGTAGGTGCTCAAGGTGCTACAGGTGCTCAAGGAAATACAGGAGCTCAAGGTAATACAGGTGCTCAAGGTGCTACAGGTGCTCAAGGTAATATAGGTAATACTGGTGCACAAGGTAATCAGGGTACAACAGGTGCACAAGGTGCTACAGGAGCACAAGGAAATACAGGTGCTCAAGGAAATACAGGTACAACAGGAGCACAAGGTGCTACAGGAGCTCAAGGTAACCAAGGAAATACAGGTGCTCAAGGAAATGTAGGTGCTCAAGGTGCTACAGGTGCTCAAGGAAATCAAGGAAATACAGGTGCACAAGGTAATCAAGGTACAACAGGAGCACAAGGTGCAACTGGTACTACAGGTGCTCAAGGTAATCAAGGAAATCAAGGAAATACAGGTGCTCAAGGTGCTACAGGGGCACAGGGTAATCAAGGAAATACAGGGGCACAAGGAAATGTAGGTGCTCAAGGTGCAACAGGAGCTCAAGGTAACCAAGGAAATCAAGGTAATCAAGGTACTACAGGTACACAAGGAACAGATGGTAATTTTGGTGGTGCTACTTTTGAATATCAATTTGGTACTAGTACCACTATGGCTAATCCTGGTACTGGATTTTTAAGATTAGCGTCTACAAATCAAAATTCTGCAATATTTTCAGCAATTAGTCAAACAACTCAAGATGGAACTGATATAGAAGAATTTCTAGAATCTATAGATGCTGCACAATCAGCAGTAAAGGGACATATGAGAATCTCTAATCAATTAGATTCAACACAATTTATTTTATTTTCAATTTCTGATTTAGTCGATAATGGGGGATGGTGGAAATTAAGTATAAATGAACAAGCTTCTTCAGCAACCTCTCCATTTAGTTCTAATGAAGAAATTCTTGTATCTTTTGCATTAGTAGGTGATAAAGGAGATACAGGTGCTCAAGGTGCTACAGGTGCTCAAGGAAATACAGGTGCACAAGGTAATCAAGGTAATCAAGGTACTACAGGTGCTCAAGGTGCAACAGGTGCTCAAGGAAATACAGGAGCTCAAGGTAATCAAGGAAACCAAGGTAATACAGGAACTACAGGTGCACAAGGTGCTACAGGTTCTACAGGTGCTCAAGGAAATGTAGGTGCACAAGGAAATACAGGTGCACAAGGAAATACAGGTGCACAAGGTAATCAAGGTAATCAAGGTACAACAGGTGCACAAGGTGCAACAGGTGCTCAAGGAAATACAGGAGCTCAAGGTAACCAAGGAAACCAAGGTAATACAGGAACTACAGGTGCACAAGGTGCTACAGGTTCTACAGGTTCTCAAGGAAATGTAGGTGCTCAAGGTGCTACAGGTGCTCAGGGTAATCAAGGAAATACAGGTGCACAAGGTAATCAAGGTACAACAGGTGCACAGGGTGCAACAGGTGCTCAAGGTAATCAAGGAAACCAAGGAAATCAAGGAAATCAAGGAAATCAAGGTGCTACAGGTTCTACAGGTTCTCAAGGAAATGTAGGTGCTCAAGGTGCTACAGGTGCTCAAGGTAATCAAGGAAATACAGGTGCACAAGGTAATCAAGGTACAACAGGTGCACAGGGTGCAACTGGTACTACAGGTGCTCAAGGAAATACAGGTGCTCAAGGAAATACAGGTACAACAGGAGCACAAGGTGCTACAGGAGCTCAAGGTAACCAAGGTAATGCAGGTAATACAGGTGGTCAAGGTAATCAAGGTAACCAAGGAGCTACAGGTACTACAGGTGGTACCGGTGGTACAGGAGCTCAAGGTGCTACAGGAGCACAAGGAAATACAGGTGCACAAGGTAATGCAGGTAATACAGGAGGTACAGGTGCCCAAGGTGCTACAGGAGCTCAAGGAAATGCAGGTAATACAGGTGGTCAAGGTAATCAAGGTAATGTAGGTGCTCAAGGTGCTACAGGTGCACAAGGTAATGCAGGTAATACAGGTGGTCAGGGTAACCAAGGAAATGTAGGTGCTCAAGGTGCTACAGGTGCTCAAGGAAATCAAGGAAATATAGGTGATACAGGAAATCAAGGTGCTCAAGGAAATATAGGTGATACAGGAAATACAGGTGCTCAAGGTAATCAAGGAAATGTAGGTGCTCAAGGTGCTACAGGTACTACAGGTGCTCAAGGAAATACAGGTGCCCAAGGAAATACAGGTACTCAAGGTAATCAAGGTAATCAAGGAAATACAGGTACTACAGGAGCACAAGGTGCTGTAGGAGCAGCTAATATAACTGGAACTGGTGATAATGCTATTATAGTTTTAAATTCAACTGCTCCTAATGGAATTGCTAATTCTAATGTAACACTAGCTAGTGATGGTCAAGGTACTGGTAGAAATGAAATGCTATTTAATAGATATTCTAGTATAACTTTTAACTCAAGTTTCAATTCTACAAATAATTCCTCAGGTATTTTAATGAAAAGAGGAAGTACTGTTACAACACAAGGTCAAGTATATTATTATTCTTCAGCTGAAACATGGGCTTTATCTGATAGAAATAATACAGCTACTCAAGCTACTGGTTTACTAGCATATGCATTAGATAACTCTTCAACTGGAGATGGTATGCTATTATCAGGGTTTATTTATAAAGAAACGCATGGATTTACTATTGGTGCTCCACTTTACTTATCAGCTACACCTGGTAACATAACAAATACAGTACCAACAAGTGGTTGGGCTAGAGTTGTTGGTTATGCTGTTGGTGAAAATGAAATTTATTTCTCTCCTGATAGGACATGGGTAGAACTTTGATAAAATAAAAAAAAAAATGATATATATATCTCAAAGTTTAGTATTTAATGAATCTAATATAGTATTTGAAGATATTAATTACGTAATGATGGATTGGGAAGATCCCTTAATGTCATCATCAGCAGCTTATGTATGTGAAAATGGTGGTGATATTCTTGAAATAGGATTCGGAATGGGGATATCAGCAAATTATATACAATCACATACTATAAATTCACATACTATTATAGAAAACCATCCAGATATGATTCCAAAAGCTCAAGCATGGGCGGCAGATAAATCCAATGTAACTATAATAGAAGGTAGTTGGTATGATATAAAGGATTCTTTAAGTACTTATGATGGTTTATTTATGGATACTTATGGTGATAAAAATATGAATAATTTCTCTTCATCTTTATCATCATTTATGAAAGAAGGTGGAAAAGCAACATGGTGGAATTCAATAACAGGATCAAATAATTTTTATAATATACCAGATGTAACATATGATGTATATAATGTAACTCCACCTATAAACCAATATTTTAATTATAATCAATATTTTTTACCTAAAAAACAGTTTTAAATTATGGCTACAATAAACGTTAATCCTACACAAGATGGTTATTTAGTAGGAGCAGGGTCAACTAATTTTAACACAGCCCGTTCATCAGCAGCTTCAGCAAGGGCAAATCCTGGATCAACTTTCACTAATGTTACAGCTGTTCAATTTCAAAAATACCCAGGAAGAGGAGGAAGTACTTATTTCTTTAATAGAGCAGCTTTTGGATTTAATGTAACAGCATATGCAAGTGATACTATTACTAATGTTTCATTAAGATTAACTACTACTACTACTACTACTAACAACGCTGTATTCTATGCAATACCCTTTACAGGTTTTGGGGGTACATTAGGAACTGCTTTAACCACAAGTGATTGGAGTAATTATACCTTTAATGGGTCAAATTATGGTAGTGAACAAGTAAGTAACACAGCTGGTGTACAAAGTATAGACTTATCGGGAACTGCATTAACTACTATGTTTACTACTGGTTATGTTAAGATAGGAGTAGTATCTAATAATGATTATGAGGGAAGTGATACTGCTGCTGAAGAAGTTTTTGATTTTTTAAATTTAAATTTTGGAAGTGCTACTAATATGCAATTACAATTTGATCAAGCTGCTTCTGGTTATACTCAAAACGTTATTGGCATTGCTGGTTCAAGTATGAGTAAAGTAATTGCTATTCCTAAATCAAGTATTAGTAAAGTAATAGGAATATCTTAAAGTAAGAAAATAACACATTATTAGAAATTTTCTAATATTTATAACAAAATTAAAATTATGGCTGTAATCCCAATTTATCCTGGTTCATCATCTTTTTTTCCTGGTGATACACCTTTTGGATTTTATGATAACCAATTTGACTTTCAAACGGATGCTGATAGAGTAGTAACATATGTTGCAAGAAGATTAGGCTATCCTATAATGGATGTTGAATTACAAGATTTAAACTTCTATGCAGCATTTGAAGATGCAGTAACTACTTATGGTAATGAATTGTATGCCTATAAAGTTAGAGAAAATTATTTATCTATTGAAGGATCACCTACAGCATCAAATTTAAACCATGAATTGATAACTCCTAATTTTGCTAGTGTAGTACGATATTCTGAACAATATGGAGAAGAAGCAGGAACAGGAGGAACAACAACTTGGTATACAGGATCAGTTCCTACTTTTGCTGGTCAACAAGATTATGATTTAAAAACTTGGGCTTCTGAATCCTTAGGATTAGATAATAAAGATTTTATAGAAGTAAAAAGAGTATTTTATGAACCAGTACCAGCAATTTCAAGATTTTTTGATCCTTATGCAGGTACAGGAACAGGTTTAATGAATATGATGGATAGTTTTGGTTGGCAAGGATTTTCACCTGGTATAGGTACTGCTGAATTAATGATGCCCCTTAGTTTTGACATACAAAAAATTCAAGCTATAGAAATGAGTGATCAAATCCGAAGATCGCAATTTTCATTTGAATTAGTTAATAATAATTTAAGAATATTTCCTATACCACAACATAGTGGAAGCTTACGTATACAATATATAAAATTATCAGAAAGAAATAATCCAATTTCTAAATATCCTGAAGGACAATATAATGTAACTAATGTTTCAAATGTTAATTATTGTAATCCTGATTATTGTGAAATTAATTCTATTGGTAGAAGTTGGATATTTGATTATACTTTATCTATTTGTAAAGAAATATTAGGATATATTAGAGGTAAGTATACACAAGTACCAATACCAGGAGCAGAAACACAATTAAACCAACAAGATTTACTATCAGCCGCAACTACAGAGAAATTAGCATTAATTACAAGATTAAGAGAATATTTTGATGAAACTTCAAGAAGTAATTTATTAGAAGTAAAGGCAGCTGAAGCAGAAGCATTAACTAGGATTGAAGCAGCAGTACCTTACCCAATTTATATAGGATAATATGGCATTATTTGGAGGAGCAAGAGATATAAGTATGTTTAGAGGCATTAGTAGAGAATTAATGTGGGATGTTATAGTACAAGAATGTGCTCTTTATAAATTTAGATTAGAAGAAACTAGTGTTAACATTTATGGTGAAGCGGCTGAAGAAAAATACTATGAAGCCCCGATGTTACTTAATACTTTAATTGATAGACAAGATCAAAGTTCTCCTAACTCAGATTTAGGTATTGACTTTGCTGGAGGTCGTACATTTAAATTTTTAAGGGATGATTTAGCAGGAGTAGTATCTAATGGGTCTGGTAAAATAGGAGTAGTAGTTCCACAAGTTGGAGATATAATATGGTATGAAAATGGGTATTATGAAATTTATAATTTAATTAACAATCAATTATTTGTAGGTAAAGATCCAAATTACCCTAATAAAGATGATAATGGGTATAATGCTTTTGGGAATTATGATTTAGAAAATTTTGGTTATGATGTATCAATAATAGCAGAAGCACATTATGTACCAGCAGATAGAGTAGGAATTTCAGAAGAAAGATTAATATCAAGTATAAAACATGTCAAATAGAGGAAGAAAAGTAGTACCAAAGTCTCAAAGAGAGATGAGTAAAGAAATGCATAATCCTTATTCTAAGGAAATAGGTAATCCTAATGACTCTGCTTATCAAAGAACTGATAGAAGTAATCAAACTTCATTTAAAGGAGATACTGTAAAACCATTTACAGTTGGGTTATATGACATTGATGAAACTATATTATACTATTTTAATAATGTGATTAAACCTACAGTAATCCAAAATGGTAAAAGAATAGAAGTTCCTGTTGTTTATGCTGATTCAGAAAGATGGAATCAAATACAAAAAGATGGGTATTTTAGAGATAGAAAAGGAAGAATAATGATGCCTTTAATAACATTTAAAAGAACTAATATTGAAAAAAATAGAAATGTTACTAATAAATTAGATGCTAATTTTCCAAATAATTATAGAGTATATGAAAAATCTTATAGTAATAAAAATACTTATGATAAATTTAATATTCTAAATAATAGAAAACCGACAAAAAATATGTATGCAGTTGTTGTTCCGGATTATGTAACTTTAAATTATGATTGTATTGTTTCTACTTATTATGTAGAACAAATGAATGGTATAGTAGAAGCTATAAATTATGCATCTGATTCATATTGGGGTAATCCTGAAAGATATCAATTTAGAGCAAGAATAGATTCAGTAGCAACTAATGTTGAAATGCCATCTGATCAAGATAGATTAGTTAAAAGTACTTTTAGTATAAAAATGTATGGGTATATTGTACCTAATATACTTCAAAAAGATTTATCATCAATAAAAAAATATAACTCTAAATCTTCAATTACATTTAATAGTGAAATGGTAAGTAATATAAACAGTGTAGAAGAATCACCACCTAATAGAATTGAAATTCCACATACAGGTAATGTAAATTATATTGATCCTCCATCAACTCGAGTACCTTCTGTAGGAATAAATACAAATAGAATTCCCCCAAACCCCTCACAAGAATAATAAAATAATTTTTGTTTTTAACTAATTTACTAATATGTATAATTGAAAATAAAAATAATTATTAATCAAAAATAAAAGTAATGTCAAAAGTAAAAGTTTTAACTAAAAAAGAAATTGAAAATATAAAAGAAGTAAGAGAATCTTTTCAAATTTTAGTAGGAAAGGTAGGAGATGTTGAGATAACTATGATGAATCTTAATAGAACAAAAAAGAATTTAGAAGAAGAATTATTAGAGATTCAAAATAAAGAATCAAAGATAGCTTTAGATTTAGAAAAAAAATATGGTAAAGGAAATATTTCTTTAGAAACAGGAGAATTTACTCCAGTAGAATAGTTTTTAAAAAAAAATATAATATTTATAATAAAATAAAATAACATAAAATGGCAGAAGTATTAATATCACCCGGTGTTTTAGCAAGAGAAAACGACCAATCACAAATAACAGCAGGTCCTATACAAGCAGGAGCTGCAATTATTGGACCAACAGTAAAAGGCCAAGAAAATATACCTAGATTAGTAACTAGCTACTCAGAATATTTAGCTAATTTTGGTAGTACATTTTTAAGTGGATCAAATCAGTTTACATATTTTACATCTATTTCAGCTTATAATTATTTCCAAAACGGAGGAAGTACATTGTTAGTAACTAGAGTAACTCCAGGAGCTTTTAGTCCAGCTTCTTCATCACTAATTCAAAGTGCAACTGAAACTGGAAATTTAGTTACTCCACAAAGTTTACTTTCATCAACAGCAGGAGGTGGAGGTGAAGGTGGAGCAGTAGTAGCAGCAGGTTATACAGTAACTCCATCAGTTACTGGAGGAACGCCAACTACAATAGGATCGTCTCTTATTACTTTATCATCTGCAAGTGGTAAATTAGTTGATACTTCTTTACTAGCTAGTGTTACTCAACCTGCAGATTGTTTAGCTGGAAATTATGAAGTTTCCGTTGTTGGAAGTATCTCTGGAACAGGAGCAACATTAACACTTACCTTAACTAATCCTACTACTATTAGTGCCGTTGCTGCTAAAAATACAGCTTCAACAGGTTCAGGATTTGTTTTTGGTGAAACAATTACAATCCCTTCAGCATCATTAAATACAGGTGCTTCAGTTGGAGTTGGAACTGACGCAGTAATTACATTAGCTGCTGCTGATTTATTTTCAGAATTAGCATCAATTACTGTTGCTACAGATGGAGCAGGATATAACGTAGGAGATGTTTTAACTTTTGCTGGAGGTAGTATAGGTTCAGCTTCTGATGTAGTAGTAACATTAACAGCTGATGATATGATAAATGAGGAAGCTTTTGTGTTGGAAACATTAGCAGATGGTAATGTAATGAATAGTGCAGGAGCTACAGGAGCAAATGGTACATTAGTTAATGGAACAGTAGATAATTTTAGGTGGGAAATAACAAACCCAAGTACTTCATCAGGTGTGTTTTCATTAGTAGTTAGACAAGGTAATGATACTACAACTTCAAAAGCAGTAGTTGAAACATTTTCAAATTTATCATTAGATCCATTAGCAACTAATTATGTTTCAAAAGTAATTGGTGATCAAATACAAACAGTAAGAGGATCAGGAACTGATGTTTATTTACAATCATCTGGATCTTTTCCAAATGCTTCAAGATATGTAAGAGTAAAATCAGTAAAGATGCAAACTCCAAATTATTTTGATAATAATGGAAGTCCTAAGTCACAATTTACAGGTTCTATTCCAATTGCTTCTAATGGAACATTTGGTGGAGGAATAGGTGATATTACTGGAAGTGGAACTCCTTCAAAATACTATCAAGAAATTAATAATACAGATTCTCAAGGTGTAACAGGTACAGATTACACTACAGCAATTAATTTATTAGCTAATAGAGATGATTTTAGATACAATGTAATTACAGCTCCAGGTTTAATATTAGCAAATAGTGCTACAGGACAAGGTTGGACAACAATTCAATCAAATTGTGAAACAAGAGGAGATGCAATATTTGTAGGAGATTTAGTTAATTATAATTCTTCAATAACACAAATAACTGGTCAAGCAGCTTCAGTCGATTCATCATATGTTGCAACTTACTGGCCATGGTTACAAGTAATAGACCCAGATTCAAGAGAATTAGTTTGGGTACCAACTTCAACAATGATACCAGGTGTTTATGCTTATAATGATAGAGCAGGTGAACCATGGTTTGCACCAGCAGGTATTAATAGAGGTGGATTAGGAGCAGTTAATCAAGCAGAAAGAAAATTAACTAATACTAATAGAGATACTTTATATACTGGAAAAGTAAATCCAATAGCTTCATTCCCAGGACAAGGAATAGTAGTATTTGGACAAAAAACACTACAAACTAAAGCAAGTGCTTTAGATAGAGTAAATGTAAGAAGGTTATTAATTACTCTTAAAAATTATATTTCTCAAATCGCTGATACATTAGTATTTGAACAAAATACAGCAGCTACAAGAAATACATTTTTAAGTCAAGTTAATCCTTACTTAGAATCAGTTCAACAAAGACAAGGTTTATATGCATTTAAAGTTGTAATGGATAATTCAAACAATACACCAGATGTAATTGATAGAAATGAATTAATTGGTGCAGTTTATTTACAACCAACTAAAACAGCTGAATTTATTTACCTAGACTTTAACATTTTACCAACTGGAGCTACTTTCCCGGTATAAAAATGAAAGATAATAATATTTATAACAAAATAAAATAACACAAAAATGGCAGTATTAGATCCTAACGAAATATTTTTCACAGCATTTGAACCAAAGGTAGCTAACCGATTTATATTGTATGTTGATGGTATACCATCGTATATAATTAAAGGAGTAAGTGGAATGGGGTTCGCGCAGGATGAAATAGTATTAAATCATATAAACACTTATAGAAAAGTAAAAGGTAAATTAAAATGGAATGATTTAACAATGGAATTATTTGATCCTATAACACCTTCAGGAGCGCAAGCAGTAATGGAGTGGACAAGATTACATCATGAATCAGTTACAGGTAGAGATGGTTATTCTGATTTCTATAAAAAAGATCTTACAATTGATGTATTAGGTCCAGTAGGAGATGTAGTTTCTGAGTGGATTATTAAAGGTGCTTTCATCAAAGATGCTTCATTTGGAGACATGAATTGGGATGATGATACTACTGTAATGAATATTTCATTAACATTAGGAATGGATTATTGTGTATTAAATTTCTAAAAGAAAAACAACATATTTTACATTTAAGCTTGGCATACGTCAAGCTTTTTTGTATATTATATATGTATAACAAAATTAAGTTATTAACAAATAAAAATTATGTCTGAAACAAAATTTAAATTCCCCACTGAAGAAGTAGAATTACCATCAAAAGGTTTTTTATATCCTGAAGGTCATCCATTAAAATCTGGTAAGATTGAAATGAAATACATGACTGCTAAAGAAGAAGATATATTAACTAACCAAAATTATATAGCTAAAGGTATAGTATTAGATAAACTACTACAGGCTTTAATTATTACTGATGTAAAACTTAAAGACATATTAATTGGTGATAAAAACGCTATATTAATTGCTTCACGTATTTTAGGATATGGTAAAGATTATAAAATTAGATACGAAGGTCAAGAACATATAGTAGATTTAAGTTTATTAGAAAATAAACCAATTGATGAAAAACTATTTAAAGGTGGTGAAAATAAATTTGATTGGGAATTACCTTCATCAGGAACTAAATTAACATTTAGATTATTAACTGATGGTTTAGATAAAGAAATTGATGCTGAAATCAAAGGTATTCAGAAAATAAATAAATCCTCATCCCCTGAAATTTCTACTAGAATGAAATACTTAATTACTTCAGTAGAGGGAGATACATCAGGTAAAACTATTAGAGATTTCGTTGATAATTATCTTTTAGCTAGAGATGCAAAAGCATTACGAGATCATATAGTAAAAATCCAACCTGATATAGAATTAAAGGCCACAATTACTAATGAATATGATGAGCTTGAAGAAATAGATGTACCAATTTCTTTAAATTTTTTTTTCCCTGACGCCTAGTGAAGCACTAACTTATAGAAGTAATTTATTTACCCAAATCCATGATATAGTATTTAATGGTAAAGGAGGATATGATTGGGATACTATATATAATATGCCTATATGGCTTCGTAATTTTACATTTAAAAAGATAGTAGAATTTTATAAAGAACAATCAGAGGCAAATAATCCTAAAAGTAAAAATGACATAGATTTAGCTAATCCTAATAAATCTAAAATGCCTCCTAAAAGAACTGTTTCACCCCCATCATATGTTGCTAAAGCATCGAGAAAATAATATTTTTTAATATTTATAATAAAACACCTCTATGGTTAAAAAAAGCAAATCTCAATTAGATGCAGAAAAAGGTGCAAAAGAAACAGCTATAGTTGTTGAAGATGCTTTAAGGAATATTGCTGATAAAGTAGGTGATATATTTAAAGAAGCACTTGATTCAACTGATAATGTAGCTAAAGCAGTAGCTAAAGATATTACATCATCATTAAATTCTCTAGCTAAGGTATCAAAAGAATTAGCAAATGCTAACAGTAAAGCAGCTGAAGGAGCTTTTAAACAAGCTGATGCTGCTAAACTTATTCAACAAAGACAAGCTAAAATACAGGCTATAAATTACCAAATTTCAATGTTGGGTCGAGGTGATTTAAAGCAGAAAAAAGCATTACAAAAGGAATTAACAAAAGTTCAAGGTTATAATGATGAATTTGAAAAAGGTTTACAAGAACAATTAGATTTATCTGCTAAAATTACTAGTCAGATGGGCCTTACAGGGGCAGCTTTAGGTGCTCTTAAAACTGTAGCAGGTAAATTAGGATTAGGAAGTATAAGCACTGCTTTAGATAATGCTAATGCAGCAGCTTTAGAAGTAGCTAAAAATTCATCAGGTTTAACTGGTAAATTTAAAGTATTAGGTGCTGCTATAGGATCATTAGGTAAAAGTTTTATAGGATTTATAACAGATCCTGTAGCAATGATTACTATGATGGTAAAGGGTTTTCAAGCATTATTATCATTAGGTCAAAAATTCGCTCAAAAAATAGCTGATTTAGGAAAAGCATTTATGGGAGCAAATACTGGTGCTAAAAATATGAAGAATAATTTAGCAGATATGGCAGATACTAATTTACATCTTAATTTTGAAGAAGCTAAAAATGCATTAGTAGGTTTAAATAAAGTAGCAGGCACTTCAGTAATGTTATCTGAAGAACAAATTAATAACTATCAAAAATTCACCCATTTTTTGGGTTTAAGTGAAGAAGCTACACAGGGGTTATTTAAGATATCAACATTATCTGGAAAAGAATTTGGTAACACAGCTACAGAAATTGGTACAATAGTAAAAGGATTAAATTTTGCAACTGACTCAGCTATAAGTATGAATGATGTAATGGAAGAAGTTTCATCAGCTTCAGCATCATCAATAGCTAATATTGGGGCTAATCCTGAGGCATTAGCAAAAGCAGCTTTTCAAGCTAAAAGATTAGGAATGACATTAGACCAAGTTGCAGCTGCAGGTGAATCAAATTTAGATTTTCAATCTTCTATTGAAAAAGAAATGGCTGCTGAATTATTATTAGGAAAAAATCTTAATTTAGAAGCACTTAGATCGGCTTCTTTAAGGGGAGATGAAGTTACAGTAGCTAAAGAAATGGAAAGAATTCTTGCTGCAAATTATGATTCTACTAAAGGAAATAAAATTCAACAAAAAGCATTAGCTGATAGTTTAGGTATAAGTGTTGAGGAAATGCACAAAATGAATCAAACACGTTTACTTCAAAATAAACTTGGTGACATGGATGCAGCTACAAGAGAAGCAGCTGAGAAAAAGGTAAATCAATTAATGAAGGAAGGTAAAACCCAAAAAGAAGCTATAGCATCTCTTGTTGAAAAAGAATTAGCAGATACAGTTAAACAGGGAAAAACAGCTGAAAAATCTCAAAGGGCATTAGAACAAGCAAAAGGAGTATTACAAAATTCATTAGCACCTCTAGCTGCTAAAGTAGCAGATGCTATCGCAAAGTTTGTTAATAGCAAAACCTTTCAAAGTGGAATGAAACTTATGGCAAGTATAATGGGTAAAGTAGTAGATGGGATTGTAAGTGTTTTACCTATGATAAAAAAATTGTTTATAATGATAAAAGATAATCCAATAAAATCTTTATTAGGAGCTGGAGCCGCAATTGGAATTGGAAAAATGTTAGGTATAGGAGGAAAAATGGGCTCAGCAAGTAATCCTATGCATGTAGTATTTGGTAAAGGGGGTGCTATGTCTAAAACTTTTGATGGTATTAAAGGTCTTTTTAAGAAAAAACCTGATGCATTAGCAAAAGCATCACAAAAGTTTTCAACAAAACAAATAGCAGCAGGATTTGGAGGAAAAGCAGCAAAAGACCAATTAGCAAAACAAGGAGGTAAAATGGCAGGTAAAACAGGATTAAAAGTAGGTGCAAAATTAGGAGTAAAGGCTGTTGGTAAATCACTACTTAAAAAGATACCAGTTATTGGTTTATTAGCGGGTGTAGGGTTTGGTATACAAAGAGCAATGAAAGGTGATTTTGCAGGAGCTGCATTAGAATTAGCATCAGGAGCAGCTAGTACTATTCCTGGATTAGGAACAGCTGCGTCTGTAGCAATAGATGCAGGTTTAGCAGCTAAAGATTATAAAGCAGCAACTGGAGGAGGTAGTACAGCAGCAGATTTTATTTCAAGACCTGGACAACCTATACAAAAATTTAGAAAAGATGATATTATAGTTGGTGGAACTAGTTTAGGTGGTGGAGGAAATAATGGAGAAGTTATAGCTTTACTAAAAGAATTAATATCAGAAGTTAAAAAGGGAGGTGATGTGTTTATGGATGGAAATAAAGTAGGAAAATCTTTAGCACTTGCAACCTCTAATATGGGGTAATATTTATAATAAATCAATAATTAACAAAAAATAAAAAAATGGCAGATTTAAAACAACAATTTGAAACAAATGGTTCAACTCTAGCAGTACCTGTTTCTCCAAATGCAAGTCCATCAACACCCGACAATGTAAGTGTTGTAGGTAATTCATTATTACATAATGAATATTCTAATATTGGTACACCAGAAACAACACCACCAGCTTATACTAACTTTGGGGCATCAGCAATAGCTTATACAACACCATCTACATCACAATTAGGTGAACAATCTTTTGGACAACAAGAACCAACAAACAGGTATGCAAATAATATGCCTGATGGAGCTGTAGGAGGAGTATAAATAATTAAAATATGTCTAATACATTAACACCTGAGTCTCAGGGTAGGCTAATTAATCTAAAAACAAATCTTAAAAGTTTAAGATTTGGGGGAGATAGGCCTGATTCTGGTACTAGTAATCAACCTTATATGGTAGAACCTATCCCAGGTCAAGTATTAGATAATGAATCAGGTGGAATAGGTGGTGCCCTAGATTCATCAGTTCAATTTTTAAAAGGAGCATTACCCCCTAAATCAGGTCCTGATTTTTTATTAAGAGGTGGTTTATTAGCTCCTTTAAATGCACTTAAAGATGTAAGTAGGTTAGTTAAAATGTTTACTGATACTAAGTCTCCTAGAGGATTACAATTTATTTTAAAAGAAAATTTATTATCAAGAGCAAGTGTAAAAACCCAATCATCTTTTGGTTTAGGTTATTTTGCAGGAGTTATGAATCAAGGTGCTTATTTACCTATTGGTACCTTACTTCAAGCAGGGTTTGGTTGGATTGGAGCTCATTTAAATAAAAATGGAATAAATCCTATTGGTGCTTTAGGTGGTCCTGCAGGTATGATTAGGGGTATAGACAATCCCTTAAAATCAGACGCAGCAAATCAAGTTGGAGTTGGAGGGGGTGCATTAAACTTATACTCAGCTGTTGTAAAAAATGATCAAGATGAAGCAATTAATAGATTAACTAATCTTCAATATTTTACAGAAACTGGAGCAAAGGGTAAATCTAGAGAAGTAAATAAAAATTTCCAAAAAAATTCAGCTACAAACAGTGAAGGAGGAGGTTTAAGTGGTATTCAAAGAGCACTTAAAAATAATGGTGCAAGGTTTACTTATAATCCTAGAGCAGAAAACGATCAAAAAACTCCAGTATTATATTCTTATGGTGGGGGTCCCGGTTCTATATTAGGTGTAGGTAAAACTCTTATATTTAGAGAACAACCTACATATAATGTAATAAGAAATTATGATAATTTAACAACGGGTCCTGAAGCAAATCTTTTATTTTCAGGAGCTTCATTTGGAGAAAATGGAAGAATATCACCTTTACTAACTGGTGTAAATCTTACAAGTTATGCTGATGAAAATGGATTATTAAATGTTGGGGGTAAATTTCCTGAAAGTTTTTCTAATTCAGTAATAAAATCTTTCCCTAGAGCGTTTCAAGAATCAAAAATTATTTCTCTATCTCCTGATTATAAACTTCAAAATAAAGCAATAAGAACAAATTTAGGAGACCCAGGACAACATGCTACTTATAAAGCAACCCCACAAGCAGCTTTAACAAGAAATGTATTTAATTATGGTATTGCTGCTAAAGATATGCAAGCATTAGATAAAATAACAGCTATGAAAATTTATAAATCAACAGGTCAGGATGCTTCTCCTGAATTACCAGATAATGATTTAATAAAATTTAAAATAGCAGTAATTAAAAACCAATCATCTGAAGGAAGAAATGCTGATTATCTTCATTTTAGAGCATATATAAATGGTTTTACTGATAATTATTCTGCTACATGGAATGATGTTCAATATGTAGGTAGAGGTAATAAATTTAAGAGTTATGGAGGATTTAATAGAGACATATCTATGGGTTTTACTATAATGGCTACTTCAAAAGCAGAATTAATACCTATGTTTACAAAATTAAATTTTTTAGCATCAACATTAGCACCTGAATATAGTAGTGGTGGATTTATGATGGGAAATATTATTAGAATGACTGTAGGTGGGTATTTATATGAAGTACCCGGAGTACTATCATCTTTAACATATACTATACCAGATGATACAACATGGGAAATAGGAATTGATGTTGATGGGTTAAGAGATGATTCTGTGTATGAATTACCTCATAGGATAGAGGTTAGTTTAGCTTTTTCTCCAATAGAAGATTTCTTACCTTCACGACAAAAATTAATATATAATGATGATGGGGTATTAACAGGAACTGGAAATCAACGTTTTATAAGTTTAAATAATAAAAGTGGAATGGCAAATAGTGGATATAGTGGGGACAATGGTATAGGAAGATATACCCAACAAGTAAAATCTCAAAATAATGAATAGGTACTCAATATCTCCATTATTAAGAACTGTTACTAATAATATAAGAACTAGGGGAACTTTATATACTTCTCCTCCTAAATATCCTCTAATTTCCCAAAGTAATAACGATATATATGTTAGAACAGGGTGGGGTGATAGATTTGATAATTTGGCATATCAATTTTATGGAGATATTACTTTATGGTGGATAATATCTGCAGCAAACCCAGACATAGTAGATTTTTCTTCTATATTTATTCCTATTGGAACTGAAATGAGAATACCCCAAAATATAGGAGCTATAGTTGATAGTTATAATGCATTAAATAGATAAAGTTATGAGTAATTTAATAGGTGAACCATTTGCTCCTTTTGTTAAAAGCCAAGTAGATTTAAGACAAACATCCTTAGGACAGTATTCTAATATTGATGCTGATAGTATGAAGTATTATTCTTCTAAAACACCCTTTTTAAGATTAGCAAGTTCTGTTAACGTAAATGATCTTAAAGCTGGAGATGAAACTATAATGGATACTATCTACCAAAAATTAATAGCTAAAGGATATAGCCCAAAAGATGTATATGGAGATAATTTAGCAAAGAATTTAATTCTTTTTAGTGGAGTTACAAAAGCAATAGACAAAAAAACTCAAAAAGAAACAGGAGAAGATGGTAAAGAAACATCATTTATTACATCAAAATATCAGGGAAATGCTAGAAGACAAATAAATTACAACTCAGCAGATAAACCACTTCAAGGAAGTTATGGTTGGGGAGGGATTGATGAAAGAGGTTATGTTCCTATGCCTGGCATTACTAGTGCTCAAACTACTTATTATAATAATGGAGCTTTAAGCAAAGCAACAGTTAAACTAAAATGTTGGAGTAAAGCTCAATTTACATTAATAGATGTTTTATATTTAAGACCTGGATATACTCTTTTATTAGAATTTGGATGGTCCCAATATTTAACAAATCTTGGTGTAACACCATTTCCATCTTTTACAACTTATCCCTTAGATTTTTTATTAAATCCTGATTCTGTTGGAGAAGGAGTTACTGTTGACCAGAATACAATGTACAGAAAAATTCAAAATGAAAGAGAATTACATGGGGGGAATTATGAAGGTGTTTATGGTAAAGTAACTAATTTTCAATGGAATTTTAATAGTGATGGATCCTATGATATTAGTATTGATTTAGTTGGGATGGGAGATATTTTACAATCTTTAAAATTAAATGTAGTTGATCCTTTTAATAATAACCAATCTAACACTAACCCAGATATAGTACCATCATCTACATTTCAGGAATATGGTGAAGGATTCTGGGGTGATAATTTATGGAAAAGAATTAATGACGAACATTTTCAAGATTCAACCCAAAAATTTCCTACAATGGAATTTCCAAAAGCTTTAAATGCTGAAATTAAGAATAAAAGTAAAAATGAATTTAATAGAACTAGTAGAAAAGAAGATATAATAGCATGGACCCAAATTAAATATGATGCTCAAAATAAATTAGCTCAAGATAAATCTGATTGGCAAGCAGATAATGAAAAAAATGATGCTATTTTATCTAATAAACAAAAAACTAAATTAAACAAAGAATTCTACTCAGCTTATCAACTTTTTAAAAATAGTAATTCTAAATTTTCTACAATAAAAAAAAGTTATTATGGTGTTCCACATGGTTTAATGCAAATAAATCGTACTTTTAGAGGTGATATGAATTTTGGAGGTGAAACAGGCAAAAGATATAAAAGTGTTTATATGAAATTTTCTTCTTTATTAAGCATTATTGAAAAAACTTGTAATTTATTTTTACCAAATGGTAGAAAATTAATGAATTTTGATTTTGCATTTGGAAATGAAAACGATGATAATTATATGTTAATTATGCCTCCAAACCTATCAGCAAATCCTAATGTATGTGTAGTACCTTGGACTAAAGCTTCAATTCCAGAACTTGATTTAGATTATTCAAAAGTATATGATAAAAAATTTGTAAAAGCTTTTGAAGGATCAATAGGTGAAGATAATGATAATCTTTATTATGATAATGATTTACCAACAGGAAATATGATGAATAAAGTACTTCTTAAAACAAATTTTTTAGTAGATAATAATAAATTTATTGGAAGATTAGGTAGTGTAATGTTAAACATATCATTTTTAGCAGAATCTTTAGCTAATGCTCCTAAAGATGATGATGGTTCTGTATCTGTTTTAGATTATTTACAAACAATCTTAAACGGAATAAATACATCTTTAGGTAGTATTAATAATTTTATGATAACATATGATGATAGTACGGGTTATGTTAAAATTTATGATGAATCACCTAAACCAGGATTAGATGAAGAAGCTAATGATAGTGAATTTACTAAATTTAATATCTTTGGTATGAAAAGAGGAGAAGAAACTGAAAATAACTCTTTTTTCTTAAATCAATCTAATGTTACTGGATCATTTATTACTAATATAGGATTGAATGCTGAAATACCCTCTAATTTTGCTACTATGATATCCATTGGTGCTCAATATACTGGAAATAATCTTCAAGGTAATGCTTTATCATTTTCAAATTATAATAGAGGATTAAAAGATAGAATTTTACCTGAAAAAAATGATTATGTGCAAGATAAAGAAAAAAAGGTAAATAGAGTTATACAAGCTAAAAATATATATCAACAAAAATTATATTACTCAAAAGAAGCATTTGGAAATAATGATAAAATCTCACCTTTTTCTGCCATGTATTATTATGAAGGAGATGTAGCAGGAAGTGATGATAAAGCTTATGATTTTACAGAAGGTACAGTATCTCTTTTTGAAGAAAATTATACAGCTTATATTAAATTAGTACAAGGTATAGCAGCAGAAAAAAATAAAGTTCCTTCTCCATTTTTCCTTCCTTTTAATTTAAATCTTGAAATGGATGGCATTTCAGGAATAAAACTTTTCCAAAAATTTAGAATAACAGATGATGTACTTCCCCCATCATATGAAAAGGATAGTGTTGATATTATAGTTAAAGGTATTAACCACAATGTTGATGTAAATTCCTGGACAACCACACTTGATACTTTATCAGTTCCTAGAACTTTAATATCAGAAAAACCACAAGCTGATAAAGAAGAAGTAGCTAAAAATGATAAACAAAAAGAATTAGAAGATGCAGTTGGTGAGGATAGATCACCACGTGTTAATCCAAGAGAATTAACTATTAGTACTAATGGAATAGAAGATATTAAAAGAAGTGAAGCTTTTAGAGCAAATGAATATTATGATAATGCAAATCCGCCTGTATTAACAATAGGTTATGGTACTACAGCTAGAAGTTTAGATGATGATGATGATTGGGAAGATCTTTTAAAATCACAACCTATTACTGAAGCTAAAGCTACTGAATTATTACTAACTCATGTACAAGATAATATTCAGGGGTATATTTATGGTAGAGTAAAAGTAGATTTAACACAAAATGAATTTGATGCTTTAGTTTCATTTATTTATAATGTAGGATCTGGAAATTTTACAAGTTCAACATTATTAAAAGAATTAAATAAAGGAAATTACAATAATGCAGCAGATGAACTTTTAAGATGGAATAAATCAGGTGGTATAGTTTTAGCAGGTTTATCAAAAAGAAGAGCACACGAAAGAGACTTATTTTTATCTTAAATTATGGTATATATTCCTAAATCACAAATTAAAGAAAACCAATTCACTTCAGGGGGTGAATGGTATTATGTTAGAAATAATTTATCATATACTGGTTTTTATTACACATTATCTAATGGTGGGGCATTTACAGGTGCAACACCTAATGATAAGCCCAGTGAAAAAATATATCAAAAAACAGCAGTTGTTTCTTCCCAACAAAAAGATTATCCTTTATTAGGAGAAACTCAAACAGTAAAATATGCAAGTGCTGGTAGAAGTAGAAATTTAAAAATTTATGGTATATTAGTTGATACTGATTATAATTTAGAAAGATCATTACCTCAATTATCTTACACTATACCTTCTCCTGAAGATTACGAAAAAGGAATGTTTACTCGATATTTTTTAGTAAAAGTAAATCAACCTATATTTTTAGAAGTTAATAAAGATACTTATAATAATATAGAAACTAAAAATGAAGTATGGATGTGGGAAGATTATATACCCTTTACTTTAAAATGGTATATAAAAGGAAACATTGACACAATATTTAAAAGTAATAAAGGATCAATATTTGTAAAAGAACAATCAATAGAAAGAAAAGGATTAGAAGAATATTTAGAAAAACAATATTTAGAATATTTTGAATATCCTGAAGCTGATAATTTAACAACCTTAGGAAATGAATTTTTAACTCCTTTTGGGTTAGATTATGTAGGTCCATATCATATAAATAAAATACAAGGTCCTATGGAAGGATCTACTCATATACAAGGAGCTCATACTAAATTGTTTTATAAAAGATTTTATAGAGGTGAAACTGTTGATGTATTAAATCAAGAAGGTGTTATTGAAACAGGAGAAACACAAAGAATAGAGTTTACAAATGATTTAACAGTAGAATATGATACTCCATCTCAAATGAATACAACTCCTTCAACTGGGGGTGGATATTAGATAAAATTTTTATATATTACAAATAAAAAGTTATGTTTTGGTTAGTTGAAAGTAAAGTTCAATTTGAACAATTTTCAAATGCTAATTGGAAAAAGGTTTTTATAGAATTAATTCCAAATAGTTATTTAATACACCCTTCACAAAATAGTATTTGTGCTGTGTATATTAGACCGTTAGAATCAACTAAAGGATTTATTGTGCCACTCCACCATAGTGAAACTTTAAATGTAAATATAACGGATGTAAACATGATGTTACATAAATTTGACAGCATATATGTACGAGATAAAAAAGAATTTTTACATTATTTACCTTTAAAAGGTCTCTTTGACATTAACCAACAAAATCCTCCATATATACCAGAACTACTACAAACCCACCACATATTTAATAAAAGATATCCAAATAAAACAGATGTAAATAAAATTGTACCAATAGTTAAACATTATGAATATTGTGAAGAAATATATAATAACCTTAAAGAAAAAATAAATGGAAAAATCAATGAATTCTACAATAATAAATCTTCAATGGTCTTCAACTCCATTGAAAGAAGTGGTATACGAATTAATAGAGAAAAATTCCAATCGCATTTTCATGATGTCGATGGAGAATTTATCTACACTCAATACAACTTTAAAACCCTTACAGGAAGACCAAGCAATAAATTTAAAGGAGTAAATTATGCGGCACTTAATAAAGAAAATAGTAGTAGAGAAAGTTTTATACCCCGTAATGATATTTTTGTTGAGTTTGATATTGGGGCTTATCATCCTACTTTGTTGGCTAAGTTGGTGGGTTATGATTTTGGTAATAAGGATATTCATTCTGCCTTTGCGGAAATGTATGGCGTTGAGTATAAAAAAGCAAAAGAATTAACATTTAAACAACTATATGGGGGAGTATTTGATCAATACAAACACTTAGAATTTTTTCAAAAAGTACAAGTATATACTGATAATTTATGGGAAGAATTTAATGAAAAAGGCTGGATTGAATGTCCTATTTCAAAACATAGGTTTGAAAAAGATAAGCTTAGTGACATGAAACCTCAAAAGCTATTGAATTATTTGCTACAAAATTTGGAGACCGCAATGAATGTTCATATATTGTGGGAAATAATAAAGTTATTACGAAATAAAAAAACAAAGATAGTTTTATATACCTATGATTCGTTTTTATTTGATTTAGATAAAGAAGAAGAAGATGTGTTGGGTGAAATAAAAGAATTATTTAATAAAAATAAACTACAAATAAAAACATGCCATGGAAGCGACTACAATTTTAAATAAAACACCTAATATGTATACAATGGACGATTTTTCGGACATTACTAATCAAAACTTAGGAGATTTGAATAACAAGTTATTTTGCACATTTACGACTTTAGAAAATTTAGAATTACTTCTAAAATCCATTACAGATAAATATAATATTATGTATAATAAAATATTTGTTTTGTATATTAAGTCAAATGATGAATATGTTTGCACTTATAATATTGATCAAGGTAACATATCAGATCTACCAGAAAATACTATTTTAGTCCACAGAAAAAAAGAAACAAATACACTTTATACTATTAATGCTTTAAATGAATTAATAAAAAAATTAAATGGTGGTGTAGTTGATACTAAGTTTCCTATAACTTGGGAACATTACAAAAATTCAGTACTTTTAACTCAACATGATGAGTTAAAACAGTTAAAAACAAAAATTCATAAAATAATTGAACTATAGTTTGGTTGTTTTAAGAGTTAGTCGTATATTAATCACAGTTATAAATAAAATAAAAAAGTTATTATGGATTTAAATCAAATCAAACAAAAGTTAGAGTCACTTCAGACACAAACAAGCTCAAATAAAGGGGGAGGTAAATCATTATTTTGGAAACCATCAATAGGTAAACAACAAGTAAGAATTGTTCCTAATAAATATAATAAATCATTTCCATTTACTGAAATGATGTTTTATTATGGTATTGGTCAAAGAGTAATGCCATCACCAATAAATTGGGGTGAAAAAGATCCAATTCAAGAATTTACAAAACAATTACGTGAAAGTGGAGATAAAGATAATTGGTATTTAGCTAAAAAATTAGATGCTAAAACTCGTATTTTTGCTCCTGTAGTTGTAAGAGGTGAAGAAGCTGAAGGTGTAAAATTATGGCAATTTGGTAAAGAAGTTTATCAAGCATTTTTAAATTTAGCAGCAGATGCAGAAGTTGGAGATTATACTGAACCATCAGCAGGTAGAGATATTAAATTAACTACAGTAGGACCTGAAGTAACAGGAACACCTTATAATAAAACAACAATTTCTCCATCAATGAGTACTTCACCAATTAGTACAGACCCAGCTTTAGTTTCTAAAATATTAGATGACCAACCAGATCCTAAAAATGTATTTAAAAGACTTACTTTTGATGAAGTAAAAGCAAATCTACAATTATTTTTACAACCAGAAGGAGAAGAAGAAGGTTCAATATCTTCAGAACCATCAGTTGCATTTGACGGTGATAAAAAAGACAATTATTCACTTGAAGGTAAAGATACAACATCTAAATCAGATAAATTTGATGCTTTATTTGATGGTAAAGATAGTAAATCTGATGATTTACCATTTTAAATATGTCAAAAAGAAAATCACTCACGGAGGCTGCCTCCAAAGAACTTAGATCAAAATTTGATTTAAATGCCTTTAAAGATAAAAAAGGACTAAAGCAGAATGTTAAATTTAAAGATCAGGAATGGATTCCTTTATCAAAGGCATTTCAAGATGTAACATCTATTCCTGGTATCCCTATGGGACATATTGTACTTTTAAGAGGACACTCTGATACGGGTAAAACAACAGCACTTTTAGAAGCTGCTGTTGCAGCTCAAAAACGAGGTATAATGCCTGTATTTATTATTACAGAAATGAAGTGGTCTTGGGATCATGCTAAAATGATGGGTATGGAAGTAAATGAAGTTGTTGATAAAAAAACAGGTGAAATTACTAATTATGATGGTAACTTTATTTATGTAGATAGAGAAACAATTAATTCTATTGAGGATGTAGCTGGATTTATTTTAGATTTAATGGATGAACAAAAGAAAGGTAATTTACCTTATGATCTATTATTCTTATGGGATTCAATTGGATCTGTACCTTGTGAAATGTCAATTAAATCAAACAAAAATAATAACGAATGGAATGCAGGTGCTATGTCAACTCAATTTGGTAATAGCGTAAATCAACGTATTACATTGTCACGTAAGGAATCATCTCCATATACTAATACGCTTGTGTGTATTAATAAAGTTTGGACGTTAAAAGCGGAATCTCCAATGGGACAACCTAAATTAATGAATAAAGGTGGTTATGCAATGTGGTTTGATTCTACATTTGTAGTTACATTTGGTAATGTTATGTCAGCTGGAACTTCTAAGATTAAAGCTATTAAAGATGGTAAACAAGTTGAATTTGCTAAACGAGTAAATATTCAAATTGATAAAAATCATATTAATGGTGTTACTACTAGAGGTAAAATTGTAATGACTCCTCATGGTTTTATTAATGATAATGACAGAGAATTAAAAGGTTATAAAGATGCAAGAAAAGATGATTGGGCTGCTATATTAGGGGGTGGCGATTTTAGAGTAGTTGAAGAAGACCAAGCATATACCGATATAACATCCTTCGGAGAAGAACCACAATAAACTTTGATACCCGGAATATCTTTCGTATATTCCGGGCATAAAACTAACATATGAAACAGAAAGAACTATTTAAGCTTCTGGATAATATCCATGAGCAAGGCCCCCAAACTGAGACTTACGAAAG